CGTTCCGCGCGTCGTGCTTCCGTAGATAATGACAAGTTCAAGCAAGCCCTCGCCTGCCGCGGCTGTCATCTGCCGGTTATTGTCAAGCCGGACCGATGCGAAGCCGTCAACTGCTGATGTAATCTCACCGATGCCGACATACTCGTTTTCGTCTGGTTTTAAAAGATTGACCAAAATTGTGCAGCCGGTCAGATTGAAGACCTCCGAGCCGTTCCGGATCTCGAAGTCAAGCGCATAATCCCGGTCATACTGCTTGACATAGACCGCCGGGGATGCCGCCCCGGTGGCGGTATTCAAAATGTATCTTCCCATGTCTTAATCCTCACTTACGATAAATTCAACGGTTGTCACATCGTCACATTGCGAGTCTGTGGTCTTTGCGACCCTGGCGACGAGCTGAATGCCAAGATCCTCATCGACAAGCGGGACTGTGTCACCGATGCGCAGGTCGATGCCCGTGTCGAGCAGTTCCGCCGAGTAAGTCTTTTTCATTCTTCCGCGTTCTTTCAGCTCTTTGATGGACTGCTGAAGGAGCTCACTTTGGTCTTTCGTGTCGCTTGAAAAATCCACAACGACTTCGCCTGCACCCGTCTTTTCGGTCGCAAAATAGCGGTTCCATACCTTCTGCGCGGAACGGCTGTAAAGGCGTTTCCCCTTCACGTACATGTCGCCGTCGTCGTACTTCATGCCGCTTAATGTGATCGCATCCGCACTGTCGTCCGTGACCGGATACCATGTGTAATCCGATGCCTTCGTCGAGCAGGTCGATGATGTCTTGCCGAGAGCGATGCCAATGTACCGTTTTCCGATTGGGTTTGCTGTCATGCTTGAGCCGTCCGCGTACTGGCTGTAACGGATCCATGTGTAATTACCAGATGACCGCTGAATTGCCGTGCCCGTATATGAGCCGTTCGATTTTATGAGCGTCCACGCATAATCCGCCTGATCGGACGACTTCTCCTCGGATTTCTTGTCGTAGGCGATGCCGATGTACTTCCGCGATGATGGTGTGTTAGCCATCTCCGAACCGTCAGAGCTGTTCGACCATTTCACCCAGATGTATTTACCGCTCTTTAGCTGATAGCCGGTCGACGATGACGGAGTACCGCCAGTCGGCACAAGCGCCGAAGCGAAGTCAAGCATAGATTTGTTGACTTTCAGCGGTTTGATTTCGTGCCCGACCCGAAGAGGCTTTGACAGAACGCGTCCGCGCTTTTTGTGAAAATTGTAATACATGCCGGTGATTCGCAGATTGTCGATATCAAAGCTGTATGACAGCTCCATGCCGAACGCCGAAGCAATGTCCAGATACCGCTCCGCCGCGGGCTGTGCGCTGTCGAACGTGAGCTTGAGCTTTCTGCCATGCGATTCGTCAAAGCCCATCGTAAAGCCTGAGCCAGCGTCCATCTTGGCCATGTATTCCCTGAGCGTCATGGCGTAGGGTGCTTCGTAGGCTTCCAGAATTTCGTTGATATTGTCAAGCCCTGCGCTTTCACCGGAAATCCAGCATTCGCATGATTCAGTGTCATTCTCCGACTCCAGAATTGTATAACACTCATACTTCCCGCCGTTTCTGGTGTTTGCCCGCAGGATGTACCCGCCTGCGTCGCTGAGACGGTCAATGAGCGCATATTCACTTGATTTGTAATACACATTGCATTCAAAGAGGTCCGAGCCGTATGCAAGCTCTGAGGTCTTGAGGTCGCCTTCGATTCGGAGCCCGTCCTTCAGCTTATCGCCCGCCACCCGGAGGATATTCATGTATTTGTCCGCAAAATACAGGATCATAAATATGCCTCCCGATAGGTCATGGTGATTTCCGGAGCTTTCTTCTTCGTGTCACGGACAATGTTGATGCCGATATTGTTCGCGCCGTTCGTAAGGTTCATGCCGTCCCACTGGTTCATGATGTCGCCAAGCTCCGGCTCCGAGACTCCGTTCACTGTAATTTCTGCTGCCGCGCAATCGATGACAACATCGTCGCCGTTGCGGATGATATTCGTCACCGCCTTGGCGCTTGATGCGGTATGCTCCACGAAACTCACGTAGCGGACCGCATTGCATTTGAGGGCCGGAGAACCGGTATAATCCATCACAAAGACTGTCATATGTGTCGGCACAAGCGTTTCGTTCGTCTGATATGTGTAAGTCTCATTGCCGAGACGCAATGTGTAGACGTTCCCGAATCTTGCAAACGAACATTTCAGGCTGTTCACGCCGAAGACCGGATTGTCCTTCGTTGCCTGCATGACAATGGTGTCTGCCTTGTTATTACCGATATACACAGAAATCTCAAGTCGATTCGTGCCGACTGCCGATTTCTGAATAACAATGCCGCAAATCCTGACAGTTTCCGTCGTGATTGTCGCAATGTCTCCGTCAATCGTTGTGGTCTCCTTGATTCCATAGACTGTAAACGCCTGTGCACCACGCTCGCTCGTCCGTTCTGCGTAAATCCTGGATTCGAAATCAACTTCGAAGTTTTTCCGCGTTGTGGTGATGTCATATTGCATCGCGCCGCCGTGAAGCTGATACGGAGAATCGTCTTCGTCACGGATAATGTCCGTTATATCCTCAACGCTTCCATCGTCATCGTGTTCAACGATGGTTATGTCGCTTGCCGATACCGAAGTGCCGTTTGACAGCAGGGCGAATACATGCCTTGACCTGTGCGGTATGAGCCATTGTTCGCCGTTAATGGTCTGCGTGTCGTAGTACCATACATCTTCCATGCCGTCCCAGAATTCCATGGTGCTGCCCGGCGGCGGCAATGGGTCGCAGTCTCCAAACACTCCGGTCACACCCGAAATGTAGGTCTTAAGAAATCGCCAATCTCTCAACGGGCCCATGACTTCCCACTTCTTCGACGATGTTTTGGTGTTGAATAACACGCGCCCCTGACCGCTCTTGCTCTTTGTCATGTTGTAGCTCATGCCGCAGGTGATGCGCGCCGTGTCCTTCAGGAATTCCACAAAGCCAATGTCGCCATGTGCCCGCATCCTGAAGCTGGGCGGATTCGGTGCCGTTCCGTTGTAGATTGTGCTGATCGCGCCATCCTCTGCCGACACTTCGTATTCCCTGATGGAATACTTCAGCGGATCCGCGCAGTAGAATTCAATCTCGCCCTTAGTAGTAAGCACGCCTTCCTTTGGCGGTTTCATTGTCTGCCGCGTTCCAACGAAGTATTTGTCGGGCTCATCGTTGAAGATGAGCGTTGCCTCTTCCGTGTCAAGAAGGAAGTTGAGCTTATTAAATTTTTCCATGAGCTCGGTCGCATTCTTCGCCGTTAGCTGATAACTCACGGTGATGACCCTCGGCAGGTGCCGGCGCGAACGATACCGCGCACCGTGCCTTGCCTTGGTCTCTATGGCGTCAATCTCAGATTCGAGAGCTTCCCGCCCCGTGACATTCAATGTCCGGTAGCCGTCGATTTCGTTCTCTAAGAAAACGCCGTTAAAATTGAGCGCCTCGGACGGGAGCTCCGCCCGAAGTGCCCTTTCGATTGTGTCTGTAAATTTGTATAAAGCCATATAATGCCCTTATTGCCTTTCACATCGACTTTATTATGCGTAAGCAACTCTTAACCGCCTGCCGGTCTTCCGTGCGTCTCTCGCGTCAATGGAGCGTCTGTACGGCGTCTCACTGCGTGCAATCTCGCGTCCGTCAAGGTAGGTTTTCGTGATGATGGTCTGCTCGCGGTTGTAGCTGTAGCTTTCGTCAAGCTCTGTCGCGCCGATGAAGTCGCCTGCATAAGCATCTCTTGCCCTGACCGGAGCCATGACGAGTTCCTTTGCCGCCGCGATTGCCGCCTTTGCTTTTGATGCAATACCGTTGATCCATCCTTCACCGTACCACGCGCCGTATTTATACGTGACCTTGGACGGCGATCCGATCTTTGCTTTCGCGGCAATTGCCGCATTTGCCGCAGCAGCCAGAGCCGCCGCCTGTGCCGCAACATTTCCCGCCTGGGAAGCAAGACCATTCGCAAGACCCTGACCGATGTAGGAGCCTGCCGCGTATGCCGTGCCGTATCCGCTGTTCATGGCGTTCGCCGCCGACAGCGAAATCGACGAGCCTGCCGCGATAGCTGCAGCCCCACCGGTACGGATGCCCTGAGCGAACCGCTGACCGACCTGTGTGCCTGCCTGACCCGCCTGCGTGGCGGTTGCCTGCATCGTCCGAATAATTGCCTGACAAGCACTTGTTACCGCCCTTGAGCCGTCATTCATGCCCTTCTGCATTGCATTGGCGGCTTGATCGAAGCTCTTTTTCGCAGTCTTCGCAACCGCATCGCATACGGTGTCCACAATCGCGCCCAGAGCGCTCATGCCCGAGCTGACCACGCTGACGGATGATTCCATACCGCTGAGCGAGCTTGCCGCGCTTGCTGCGTCCTGAGCGATCTTGGCGACCGATTCAGCAACGAGCGTCGTGCTTGCCGCAAGGAGTGCCATTCCTGCCGCTGATGCCGTGACCGAAACGCCTAGTGCCGCGATTGCCACCGAACCGGCGACCGCCGCCGCTGTTGCCGCGATGAGCCCTGCGCTGAATGCGAGGAATCCCGCTGTAAGTGCGAGCACACTTGCCGTCATGGCAAGTAAGCCCGCCGAGAGTGCCATGCATCCCGCTGTCACAGCCATGGAATTTGCACCGACGACCATAAGAGCCGCGCCGAGCGCAATCACGCCGACAGCCGCCACAAGAGCGCCTGCCCCGAGGACGATTGCCGCAACGCCGACTGCGAGGATACCCGCAGCCGCTACGACCGCACCTGCACCCGCAACAATGAGACCCGCGCCGAGGACGAGAGCCCCCGCTCCGCCGACCAATGCGCCCGCTCCAAAGAGGAGCAGTGCCGTACCGAGCTGTAAGAATACCGTTGCCGCTTGTGAACCGACGGCCACAACGACCGGAAGCGATGCACTGATCAGTGCCACACCTGCCGCCGCAAGGAATAATCCCGCGCCGACCATGAGGACTGCCGCGCCGAATGCGATGAACCCGGCCGCGCCTGCTGTGAGTGCCGCGCCGAGTGCCGCCGCGCCAACTGCCATGAGTGCCATGACTGCGACCATTGCCGCGAACATGATAATAGCGGGTGCGCCCGCGTTGGTGAGCGCGATTGCCGCAATCGCCATGATGCCGAAGCCTGCCGCAACGAGGAGCACTGCCGCACCAATCATGAGGAACGCCGTACCCGCCGCCGTAAGGCTTGCCGCCGATGCCGTCGCCGTTGTCGCCATGTAGAAGAGCCCTGCCGCCAACAATCCGACCGCGATGACAAGACCTGCCATGACTGCGATTGCCGGACCGCCTGCCGAAGCAAGGGCGATAGCTGACTGTGCAAGGATCCCGAAGCCAAGAGCGATGAGCGCAACGCCCGCACCGATCATCATGAAGGACTTAGCCGCCGCAAGCATTGAGGCTGACGAACCCTCTGCCGCAGTGCCCGCGGACTGGATGCCTGATGCCGTCTCTCCGAGCTTTCCTGCGATACCGCCAGAAATAATGCCTGCGAGTCCGCCGAGTGCGCTTCCGATTGTGCCGATGATGCCGCCGACAAAGGTCACTGCCTTGAATGCCATGAAACCCGCAACGATCTTCGGGAGCAGGCTGATGAGCATCGCAATCGTTC